TTTCTTTAATAATTTAGATGTATTATCCAAAGTGATACCTTTCTTTAAGTCTGAGTAAACCACAGAGCCTTTATAAGCATTTATCTCACGATGACCATTATCATAAACAACCCCACCAGTAATATCAACCGTAGCAGCATCAGCACAAAACACCTTTTTAGAGTCTGTGATAACAGAAGACCAGTCGCAAGCATGAACTGTACTTTTATGAATATTACCACGAGAGTTATCGTTCAATAAAATCTTTGCTTCTTCATTATCCGCATAAACATAGACATGATCATAAGCACAAACTTCTGCTTTACCAAGTACATAAACCTTAGCCTTATCCCTAAAATTTAACACGTTAGGACAGTCACCAACAAGAACCTCTCCTTTATCGGTGCTCTCATTAAAATAAACACCAGCAGCATTTATCTCGTCTTTATAATCATCATACACCTCAGAGAGAGCTGTAATTGTCTGCTGCGGAACTTCTGTAATGAGTCCATGCCAATACTTAAGCCACACGGCAACCAACTCTGGTACCGTATTAGCTGCTGCCATGTCCGCTTGGCTCTCCTTACAATTTCCACTCTGAGAAAGAATATCTGTACAGAGCTTCTTAAATCGTTCTAACTTAGCATCAATATTTGCCATAATCAAATCATTTATATAGCAAAGATAGGAAACTAAACAAGAGAGTATGGGACAAAAGCAATAAAAAAGCCTTCACTATCCATCACGGACAATGAAGGCAACACTACCAATATATAAACATAAAGCTACGATATAAATACCATTAACTACCCTTTATCCTTTCAAGTTCATCATTCTCTTTAGCCATATTATCCATGTGCTGCAATACAAGTTGGAAGAACTGATTATTAACCTCCGTCTCATCTAAACCAAGATACTTTTGCATAGTTGCTGTTGTACGCGTATAGAGTTCAAGCGGATTGTTTTGCTTTGGCTGCCCTTTCACCGCTTGACGCTTAAAACAACGAGGATATTCTGTTTGCAAATAGAACATCATACCTTCCCACCAAAAACGAATAACCTGCCAATCTTCTTCTGGGAAGTTCCTAAAGTAAGGCGCATAATCCGAAACTTGATTACTCTGATATTCAAAGTCAACACGAATACGTTGTGTTTTATCTTCAACTACACGAATTTTAGCCTTATACAAGACTGCTAAGAAGCAAGCACGAGCGAGGTCAGTAGCCTTTTCTTGTTTCATCAAGTCCCTATCACTGACTTGATCACCCCTTTTTTGCATCTGAAGTAACAGATTTTGTTGCGTAACATAATGCTCCATGTAATCCTGAACGAAACGATAACGCTGCCAAGTAAAGTCTTGCATTAACGTTTCAGGACCACGAAAGACACGTTTACGTCGCCACCAAGAACGACTACGTTTTATCTCTTGGAAAGGGAATACAAATAGGTGATTATTCCCTTCACAGTCCAACCAGTCAAGCAGACCAGCACGGAGAACGCGCCCACTATTCAAGTCTTTCTCAGGCTCAATCCAAGAGGAGATTTGCCAAAGATAAAGGTTGAATACAGACGGGTCTTCACCTGTCAGCCGTTTACGACACCAACGCCACGCACGATGCAACCAACTGAAAGACTTATCACGAAAGCGTACCACATAATATTGCCGTTCTACGTCAACACGAGGATTAATAGGCTCTACAATTTCAAGACCTGTAAAGGCAAAGAAGAGAGCAATCTTTACTTCCTTTAAAGAGAAAGGCTTGTAACGGGTTGCTTTTGAAGCACAGGACATCAAAACACGTGCAACAATACGGAGGTCCTCCGTGGAACAGTCGTTCCAAGAACGAGGAAGACGAAGGTCAATGTGTCGTTTTTCTTCAAACATATTTAACTCAAAGCTGGTATAACAAACATTACATTCCCATCCTCATTGTTCTTAAATGTCGGTTCGTAGGGTTCACGAACCTTATTTTCTGAAGCGTCATAGATAGGCGAGGCTTCCATAGCATCCTTTGCCAAGGTAATAAAGTCAGACTGATACATACGTATATAATCGACGCAATTATTCACCATTAAGACGGCTTCATTATGAACGGTAGCAAGGTCAGGAGCAGACAGCTTCAAGAAGTTTGTTCTTGCAATAAGATGCTTTACCATCGCCTTACGTAAACGATGAATAAGCCTTGCGAGTTTCTTATCTTTTGTACCTTTAATAGCATTGTCTGTAAGGAAATCTAACAATTCTTCACCTACAACTGGTGCAAGAATATCCTCTTGTATATAACGCAAATCAGGCAAAAGTGTAATGTACTTCTCACGATTGTCATATATGTTAACGTACTCTTGCAGCACCTGTGCTGAAGGAATCAACAAAGAGCCAACAAGGAAGAAATATCGACTTTTCTGCCAAGCATCAGTAATTTCCTTTTTCTCTCGGTACTCATCAGTGTCTTTGCCTTCTTCAGTTACAGATGCAACCTCACGCATCCACTCTTCAAGTACAATGAGTAAACGGTTAATAGCCGAATGAGATTCCTTATAACAGGTCTGCTTGTATGCACTGATAGCATCTTTATCTGCCTTACCATAATCGTCAGAGGTTGCCACGTTCACACCAGAACCATTCACGCTGATAGCCTGCATATCAATAGCCCTGCCCAAAGCATCAAAACAGACACAACGCTGAGCCAACATTAGTAACTGTGAATAGGGTAAAAGCGTTTCGTTACGTTGAATACTTTCAATCAGGGTCATAATGCCCGCTTCACCAAGACCACGATAATACTTCTGCAACAGCACAAACAAATCCTTTCCTAACTTTTCTTCAAGGAAATCATGCTCACTACTATCAATGAAGCCCGTCAGAGTTTCTATAGCATCTATTGCGTTTGCAGGCGAATAAAGCCTAAGTTCATTAGTTGTTGTTATCAACATAGTTTATGCCTCCTCTTCTTTTTGAGTAATACCAGTTTTACTACTATCAAGCGTGGTAAGCACCTCACGATTGATACGCCAAACGAGATGCTTGTCCCATTCATTGAAACGACTTGCCACCTCAAGGCTCTTTAGCATAATCTTTTGTGTCGGTGCCATCTGAACTTGTTTTACACCAAAGCGGATACGCAAGTCAGTACCACTACTCTGACCAACAAGGGAGAGTGGGGTAGAGCCAAGCAGTTTTGCATCAAGTCCCATAGCCATAAAGATAATACTTGCCACCTCGGCTGTTTCCTTTTCATTCGCATCAGCAACCGATTTACTACTACTCTCAACCTCTACGATTTCAAAGCTCTTATGCTCTTTACCATCAGTACCCATAAAGGTGAAAGCGAGGAGAGACTGACCGCTATTGTCTCGATTACTAAGCCACGTGTTGATGTCCCTATACAACTTATCACGTATCTCATTCTGTTTATCAGCATCACTCTGTGCCTGTGCTTGAATGAAGAGTTGCTGCATATAGTCGTTGTGAATATAAATCACTCGTCCAATAACATTACTGTTTTTACGACGGTTGAAACGGTCTGAGATGATAGTCGCAATATACTCATACACATCACCAACAAAGACGCTATGCCATGCTGGAGATGGATAGTAAGGACGACCTACAGTCGGATAACTTGAAGGAAATATAAATCGGGTAGGGCGGTTCTTGGCACTGACATTATTATCTCGTGCCGTTCGCACAGCAGCTTTCAAGTCAGCCAATGGGGTCTGTATAGACAAAGCAGGATAAGCAACGACTTTAGAAGATGCTTCTTGCACTGACGCTACGGGCTGATCTAACCAACGATTACTTACATAAACATAATTAATCTTATTCTGGTCGTCCATACGCTCCAAGCGGCAAGTATGTGCTGAACGGTAGCCAATGCCTACAACCTTAGGCTTCCAAAGCGTTGTCTTTACTGGTTTTCCACGCTCATCAAGTTCTTGAGAGTTGAGTTGTAACTCTGGGAAACACATTCCCAACATCTGAGTATCGCCTGAAAGTTGAAGGAAAGTTTGTGCAAGATTGTTACGCTCTTGAAACTCTGCCACCTCGGGAGCCGTTCTTTCCCACACAGTAAGGTCGGCTTTCAAGTCTTCAATTTCCTTATTTAGTTGGGCGATTAAAGTTGTATTATCGTTCTTTATTATCGTTCCAAAAACAGAAGAATCACTATTCTCTAAGTTCTTAATCTCACGAAGTCGGTCGATGATCAAGCCTGAGATAAGTTTATTTGCCTCTGAATATGGAATTTCTTTCGTAGTAATATTCCCGCCAACATACTGTGTGTAGCGATACATTGGCTCAGGACCAAGACCTGCACAGAGGTCTGTATTGAATTTCAATCCAGCCGCTGTGTAAGGAAGAATACCGCAAAGTAGAGAGACGACATTAGGCAATCTGTTGCCTACACCCCATTCCATCCATCCAAGCCCTTTCGTACCAACATCCTCGGAAACCACTTGTTCTGAACCGCTGCTGGCAAAGAGCGTTGGTACGGATTTACGTCCACTTTTTCCACCTCCGACACCAGCGGTCATCTGGTTAGAAAAGAAGTCGTGCCAAGTCTCATCAGCAGCATCATTACTCTTAATACCTCCAGGACGAAGCACAGCATAACCTTGAGACTCAAGATAACTCATTTCCTCCTTCAGTTTCTCCGAGCCGACAACTCGGACTATGTTTCCTTTACTCTTAATCTTAGTAGCCATATCCTTAATGCGTTAAAATTCTTATACCATCGACTTCAATAACAAGATAATCACAGAGGATGCGTATCTCTTGACTTTCAACAAACTGAATCATTCGTTGATGCCTACGTCTATTTACTTTCAAACAGACCACGTTACCCTCTTCAAGCCGTCCACTCTGAGTAACAAAACGTACAAAGAAGGGAACACGCTGTACATCCTGCGCTCCCTTTGGTGGGTTATATCCTGTCGTACGTAGTCCTGTTCGCTCTTCTATCCAAGAGAATTTCTCAGTATAATTGCGCAAAGACTGAAACGATTGCTGCGGTTGTTTGTACGGCATATCCTTGATGTTTTGTTATAACAAAGGTAAGAAAGACGAAAGATAAAGGTAGGACAGAAGTTAATTGAACCACTTTATAATAGGGTCGCCACTGAAGCCTTTCTCCCAAACAAACCAAGCATAAGCAGTAGCACTGCCGCCAACACTATCAAAGTCGCCATTCATCGCACACTTTAATCGTGACGTACTCACCCAGACACGCTTAGGAGGCATAGATTCAAACAACATTCTACGATGCTTACCTTCCAAGAATTGTAGTTTAAGAAACATTGCAACCTTATGCCCCTCTGGTATTATCTCCAACGCTTTCTCAACGAACTCTTGTGCATATTTATAAGGAGGATTGGTAACAATGTCGCCATTCCATTCTGTATTATCCTTAGAAAGAAAATCGGCAACAGAGCCATAGCCACGGTCTATTAAGTCACGACTCACAACCTGATAGCCTTCATCTATAAGTATCTTTGATATATGCCCCTCCCCACATGAAGGTTCAAGGATAGGACCCCCAAAGCGTTCTAACTTCAAAAGCAACTCTGTAGCCTTCGGTTCTGTTGCATAATAATCGTCCTGTTGACGTTCATGTGCGCAATGGTTGCTTGCGCCAATCGTCTTAAATAAAGAAACTCTGTTTCCTGTCCAGTCTTTACCCATAATCTACTTAACCTTTATCTATAAACTACTTGCTATAACAAGTTTGAACTACTTAAAGTTTATCAGTGATACCAAAGTGTACACTTTCACATCTCCAAAGTGTACAGTTTCATTTCACGTAAGTGTACACTTTAGTACCTCGAAAGTGTACACTTTTCGGATACACAAGAATATAAATTGCGCTTATGTTCCACTTGGGAAACACATTCCACTCATACGGTATAGAAAACGCTTAACACCAATAAGTAAAGTATCGAAAGCATCTGTGCCGTCCGTTCTGTATTCCAGCCTTACCGCATCATCGGCTTCCTCGCTGAGTTTCTCACCTGACTTGTCTTTTCTAAATCCTTTATAACCGATACTAACCTCGGCAGTCTGTAAAGCAACTATCAAAGCCTCATTATTATCTCTATTAAAGCGAACGGCAGGATAAGCAGCACCAGCAAGACACTCGTTAATCTCTTTGTATTTCTGCTCATGTTGCATAGGAGAACCCATATCAATCGGATGTACCGTCCAACCATACTTAGTAAGGTCAGCTATAATTGTGTCCTTATAATCTTCAGATTGTACTGCATAAACTTTGAATTTAGCTGTAGAATCATAGAAGAAAAACACTTCCTTACAATGAGAACGATGCGGAGTGTAATACTTATTCCAGTCTTGCAACAGCTCACGCAACTTACGTTCATTCTTAACAAACATAGAAGATACCACGTTTAAGGCATCAACTCCATCACGCTTATACTGCTGCCCAGTTACAACCCAGTTAATGTTTGCATTGAAATCAAAGGAAATATAAAGAGGTTGACTTTCAATAACATCACCATCAAGCGTACAATCCTTTACTTCCTGTAGCTCTCTAAAATCAGGTGTTTCATATTCAGTATCTATTTTACAACCCCCGCTTACAGTACTTGCTATGCGAAGGTGCATAGCGTTTTCAATAGCCGGACAGTCGTCTGGTATATAACCGTGGACGTGTTCTATATCAAGATTAGAATAAAAGCCGTCATTGCTCTTGACAGCCTTCATATTTCCAATAGAAATAGCAAATACAACTGGCGGCAAGTCACGCTTCATCTTCGCAATATAATCAGCACCTATCAAGTCTATGTTATCAAACGTCGATGCACGATAGAAAGCAAAAGCATTACAACGTAGGTCGTTTATGTGTCGTGCATATTTCTTTGAATTGCGAAGCATTGAAAGCTCAAAATGCTCATCAGGAGTTATCAAGTACTCGTGATTAAAGAGCATTTCGGCATCATCTGAGTCGATAAGTTTATAATTGATAAGCATATCGACAAACGATTTGTTAATGTTCTTCCAGTTACGTGGCATAATCTTGAATGGTCCTTCATGCGCCATTGCCTGAGCCGCTAACGCTTGAATAGCAGCACGCTTTTCAGGTCTGACAACCATAACCTCACGCCCTGTTGCTTTTGCATTACGCAGAAGTTCATTGAAGTAAATAACCCTATCAGCATAATGTGTTAGTTCATTTTGTATGTCACGATAGGTTTTCCCCTTAAATATGCCGTCAGTCAATTCAATATCAAGTTTATCTTCTTCTTTCTCCAGCCAGTTACCTTTAGCCGTTAAAGACGCATCAGATGCAAAAAAAGTAGACTTATACAAAGGATTACTTTCTGAGAAAGCAGGATCTGCAAGCGGATGCGTTATACCAGAGAGAGCTGGCATAACCTCTCCGTCAATCTTAGACTTAGACATAAACTTGCACTCATCGGCCACTATAGAATTTGCAGTAATACTGTTTGCCGAACCTGAGACAGCCAAAGAGATAAGTTGCCAAATACTACCATTAGCAAACCATATCACATTATCCCAAGTCTTAGGTTGTAAGATAGGCTTCGGCACCCAACGTGGCGGTCTTCCCCACCCAAAGTGTTCACCTTCACGTAAACCAAAGAAACGCTCAATAGCCGCTATCGTGCCAGGTACAGTTCTTGTGTAAAGCTGCTTACGGCTATTTCCCAACCAAAGATTAGTTCCACGTGGCATACTCATACTAACAGAATAGATACGTGGACCAATAGATCCATCAGTCTTTCCAAATCGACGAGCAGCAAGAAGACGGACATCCCGTGCATTCGCATAGAATATCTGCTGCTGTTTATGGTTCATATATACATCACGTCGTTGCATTATCTTAGGTTTTATAATGGACGTTGTTCTTGTGTCGGGTCGAAAACATCAGGAGTAAATTCCTTTTCTGTATATTCTGCTGGCATTTCCCACGTACCATCTTCATTTTGAATCATATCCGTAAACTCCTTCTCAGAAAGATTGAAACGCTTAGCAAGACGCTTACGCTCTTCAGGCGTATAGTTCACTCTATCACTCTTAATAATAGAAACATCACCTGTAATATTAATTTCTGTCATAGGCATTTTAGAGGCAGCATCTTCTTTCTCATTGAAGTTATTATTAAGTTGCATCTTTATATCTGCACCACTCTTTACCGCACGGACATCACCCATCTTCATTCCTTCACGAATAAGCCAGTCGGACGCATCAACGACTTTCGCCTTCTCAATATGTTCTATACCTGTATCAAAACGTCCGACAATCCAATTGAACACAGAAACATCATTAGATATTTCTGTAAAGCTACGTGGTACTCCTTCACGGATATTCAACAAACGAACAACCTCTAAAGCGGCTTCGTCTCCCTCACTTGCCTTCTGTAACAAAATAGGATATTCACGGGCTGCAAGACGACGCATAAGATCGGTAGGACGTATCTGTTTATCTTGCAACCATACTTGATAGGCTTCATAAACCAACTTAGCACGAAATTTCTGGTCAAGCGTCATTGCCATACGGTCAAGGGTTAACCCACCCATTAACCACTTTTCTACCTTGTCAAGGTAGTTTTGCGAAGGTCTGCTCATTATGCTTTTGTCTTTTTAAGTTTCACATAAGGATTGTTCTTTGCTGCTTCTAACACCTTATAGTAAGGTTCTGTTTCTGTTTTGCCTATAAGTTTCTCCAGTTCTTTAATCCTTTCGGTCATAGTCTGAATACGTTTCTGAGTGTTAGGCTTATCAGTACGTAAAAGATACTTACGTATTGCGTCAACACGACATTTCAAGGCTTTATGCTTCTCACGAATAGCTGCCTGACGAGGATCGTTATCCATAATACTTTGAATTACCTTCTCCTTAAATCCTTCAGCCTGTCGGTCGTAATAAGGGCGCAACAAAGAGCGTAACTCTGGTATTTGCACCTTTCGTTTTAGCATCTGTTTCTTATAGGTGCTATCCTCTTTCAAACGAACATAAACAGTGGCTAACTCATCATCTACACGTTCATAGATACGCTCATAGGCTTCGGTACTCTTAGCTGCTTCTTTAGCATAAACACTAACCTTATCTGGTTCAACACCAGCTTCTGCCAAAGCCTTGGCTTTCTCAGCGGCAGCAGCAGCATTAGAACGCAAGTCACGAATGGTATCAACAGCCTCTTGCAAACCTTTACTCATTAACCACTTCCACTGATCAAGATGAAGCAAAGTACCATAACCAGCAGCACCACTTACTGTATGAAGTGCAACAGGCTCGTTCTTCATCTCGTCTTCTTCAAACAAAGAAGGGTGTTCAACTTCGGCTTCTTTCTGTTTTCGTTCTTCCTCCAAGGCACGGGCTTTTTGCTCCAATTTTGTAGGTCGACCACGATGACGAACAAGTAACTTCGGGTCTGAGAGGTCTATAGCCTGTAATGATACTTCCTTTTTAACCTCCTCTAAGACTTGATTAATACAGCGGCGCATTGCTGTAACACGCCTATTATAGTCTTGGAACATCAAGGAATCAGCGACAAAAGAACGACAGAAAGGAAAGGCATTAATCAAGTTTAACCCATGTGCCATTTGCTCTCTATCTTCAGATGACCAAGCACACGACGCATCTTCCAACGTAGGAAACTTAGAGGCTACCCACGTTTGAAAATCAGCTATCCACGCCTGTCGTTCTTCTGCACTTAATGTAGAAAAGAGTTTATCCATTCGCTAAAAGTCTATGAAACTTAATGAAAAGCATTCTGTAAATTGCTTTTGTTCTATACAAAGGTAATAAGATAACTTCCCCTGTATAGGACAAAAAAGGGGAGAAGACATAACACAAAAGACGTAACAATAGAAGGTTTTTATACCAGAAACTTACCCAAAAAGAAAGGACACGAAAAAGCCCCTCACGAACGGACTCTTCCAAACGTGAGGGGCAACCCTAAACATAAAAAACCTATCAGTCCATTTATTAGGCAGGAAAAAATATCAACTTATCCACCAGGCACTACAGTAGCCTTGTTAGCAAGGAGAGAGTCCCAACCACCTGTAGTTGGTGGGGTAACGTAGAGATGATCATAGCGAACAGGACCGAGTTTGCACTCGAAAGTTGTTGTACGTTCATCCTTAGCCTCCTTACCAGTATCAGACTTAATACCACCGTCATCGAAACGAACATTGCGAGTTGGGTCATACAAAATCTGTGAATCTTCCTCACCATCAAGGAAGATGAAGAACAACTTAAGGTTGTTCACTGAACGTGAATACTTAGCCGTGAGCTTACTAACTGCGTCGATAACGAAATGACCAGTCAACTCAAAACCCTTGTTATTCTTCAGAGAAGAACCCTGAATCTGCTGAGCATCGTCTTTACAGTCGAAACGATAAAGACCTTTACCACTCTTAAACTTAGGGGTTGAATAAACACCGTCGGTCAGTTTCATTGGCTCAGTCAAATCTTCTTTCAGACCAACATAAACCGTAGAACCAAGACCAGCAAAATTCTCCAAGCACTGATTGCCAGCGAGAATATCACCCATAGTTGGGCACTGAACTGTTACTGCCATATATATAATCTTTTATTTCTTTATTACTAAAAGTCTTCGGCAGAGAAAAGTCCTCTGCCGATAAACTTAATAATTATTACTTAGAGAAAAGCGCAACAATAGCGTCTGGATAACCTGTTGTTACAACGGTGATTTCTGGAGTAGTCTTACCGTTACTCCATTTAACGAACTTATTGCTTCCCTTTGGAGTTGCCTTCAAAGTAAGTGTTTCGTTAGCAGCGTAGTCCTTCTTAGGGTCTGGTGTAGCACTATTGACTGTTACAGTACCAAGTGCGTCGTCATTCGCAGAAACAGCGAAAATAGCACGAGTGAAGTCACCAAGAACAACCTTCTCAACAAGAGTACCGTTACTCATACAGAATGCAGAAGCAAACGGATTAAGGAGACGAGCACCCTGAATACTCTCTACCTGGAAGGTAATATCAAGGTTGTCAGTGTCGCTACCCAACTTGACAGAGATTTTGCTTCGACTGTCTTCGCTGTTTACACCATACTGGAAGTTTTCTGGGATGGTAGCAATCAACTTGTCACCTTCACCATAAATATCCGATGGAGCGAACTCGATGTTAGGGTACTCTGGTACGGTAAAGTTGTAAGTTTCGATACCGTTCACCTGAAGGTATCTTACACCTTGATTACCGTGCCAAACGTTAGCGTAAGCTCTCGCTAAAGCCGTTCCTGTCTTAGTAGAGCAGTAAACAATGACCTTGAGCTGGTTCTTCAAAGAGCCATTCCACTTCTGCTGCCATGCACAAAAAGCGTCCCAAGCTGCGGTGTCAGTAGATGAAGTAGGAGCAGTAATAGCATCACAGTTAACAAGGTTACCCATTGCTTCACTGATAAGACCATCCTCGACATCATGCTTAATGCAAGTCAGGAAGCCATCGAACAAAGAAAGAGCACCCTTCTCTCCGTTCTCATCATTGGCAAGATCGCCATGGAAGAGGTTTGCAAACAAGTCCTCACCATAGGTAGCGGTGATAGCCTTGAAAGCTGCTTCTGACATAGGATAGCTGTAGTCTGAACTACCTTCCACTTTGTAAGGAGTCTCAACATAGTTATCCTGATTGTCGCTAAAGCGGTTCATAGTCTGCTTAGCTGTAAGAACACGCTCCTTCAAGAAGCCCATAGGATTGTCAACCTTTCTGCCAACAACTTTGCGTCGAGTGGTACCGCCCTTACGAGCCATCACCGTTGCGGTGTTGCGGAACTGAATACCAGAAATCACCTTAATGTGCAGGCGGTCCATCTCTTCAGGACGGAAGTAGCTTGCACCCATGATAATCTGTGGGGCGAACTGATCAGCAATGTGAGTCAGTGCGTGAAGACCAATAAATTCTGCTTTTGCCATATCTTTATAAGTTTATTGAATGAATACTATTTATAGGAAGAATGCCTTAGATTGAGGTTTTAGAGCCAATAGTTGCCTGCAACTTACGCTCGTACTCATCCATTGCACGTCTGTTCTCTGAAGGCGACTTTGTAGGGTCATACAGAGGAACTCCAGTTACCAAGTGTGACTGCTCAGCACCAGTACCATTAGAAGCAGGACCTTCCTCGCCCTCAGTCTCAGCAGGGGATGCTGTCAAAGTCTGAATCTGCTCGTCACGGTCAGCAATCTTCTGCTCAGCCTCTTTCAGAGTAGTCTTAGCAGCATCAAGTTCAGCCTTCAAAGCCTCGATAGCCTTGTCAGCTTCAGCCTTTGCCTCTGCCATAGCCTTCTCGTTAGCCTCGGTAAGAGCCGCAATAGCTGCCTCCTGCTCTTTCTTCAGACCTTCAAAGTCGTTGTTTCTCTCCTGTTCGGATGCCGCTTTCGTTTCCTCTAACTGCTGTTCCAAACCCTTAATAGTCTCGTTCGCCTTGTCAAGAGCTGTCTTAGTTTCCTCAGCCTGACCAAGCGTCTCTGCGAGCTTGTCGCACAA